GTGGAAAGAAATGCGTAAATGGTTCAAAGCAAACGATAAAATCGAATGCTGGATCGTTGATCTTGGAAGTAAGAAACAAGTTGAAGGCGTTGATAAGTATGACGTAGAATACTATCAAGGCTACTTTAAAAACTTTGAATTGTCAGCACCGTCAGACGACAAGGTTGAGTTGTCTTATGAAGTCGCTATTGACGGAAACGGTATCTTGCATACAGACAAGTTGACAGAAACACAAAAACAAGCAGTCGCAAGCGCACAATACAACTACCACACACTCGAAAAAGAAACAGACGGATCAGGCGTTCCGGTTTAATAGTGGTATTTACAAGGGCATTCATTTGCCCTTTATTTTTTTACTTAAAAGGAGAAACAAAACATGATTTTAAAAATTGGAGAACGTGATTACACTTTACGCTTTGGTCTTGGCTTCTTACGAGAAATGAATAAGCTTCATTCTGCTGAACTTGAGGGAATTAAAACTGGATATGGCGCAATGACCTTGCTTAATGCTGGACAAGCGCTTAATGATCCAATGGCATTTGTGGATATCATCAAAGCTGGAACAATCACAGAAAACCAAAAACCAAGCAATGAAGCGATTGAAAAATATCTTGAAGATTTGATTTTAAATGACGAATACGACAAGACTATTGCTGAAATCGTGTCAGAGTTAAAAGCATCTCCCCTACTCAAAAAAGCAATGAACCTAGTCGAGTAAGGGAGAGTCAAGGTTCAAATTTTGGCTATGATGAAGCAATAGCACTACTCATAGCTAGACACAATATGACCTTTTTAGAAGCTTCACAGACTACGCTAGAAGAATTTGAAATCTATAATATGGCCTATCTTATTCAACAAGAAGATTTGCGATATCATTCAGCTATTCAAGCGTGGTTCAATCAAACCGTCCAAGCTACCAAAGGTAAAGGCAAAAGCGCAAGGTCAGCTTATAAGACGTTTGACGATTTTTACAATCATAAAGACGAGTTTGACAAGATTTTCAATAAAGAAGAAGTCAAGCAAGTCAACAACAAACGATTGAGCCTTGCTGATAGAAACAGAAGACTTAATCAATCAATGAAAGAAAGGGGGTAACTCATGGGAGCAAATTTTGACGTTACCGCCGTTTTAAAAGCCAATGTTACGGACTTTTCTAGTGGGTTGAAAGAAGCGCAAACGTCTATTCAGAATTTGAAATCACAGACATCGGCAAGCCTTGACAAGATAAGCGACAGTCTTTCATCTTTTGGCGCTTCAGCTATGAAGCTGGGTGCTGGATTGACTGCCGGATTGACTGCCCCAGCAGTTGCAGGAGTTACGAAGATTATCAAATCTTATGCTGATCTTGAACAAAGTCTTGGCGGGGTTGAAACGCTTTTCAAAGATAACGGAACAAGTGCTATTGGACTTGCCAAAAAGTACAATATCACGGCACAAGAAGCGCAAAACTTGTATGACACTATGGAATCGAAAGGCGCAAACGTTATCGCTAACGCAAACAAGGCTTTCAAGACAGCCGGTGTAAGTGCAAATGACTATATGCAACAAGTAACTTCGTTCTCAGCAACCTTGCTTCAAGGTTTGGGCGGTGATACTGAAAAGGCTGCGCAATATGCAGATAAGGCACTTATTCAAATGGCAGATAACGCCAATAAAATGGGTTCTAACATGACTGACATCCAAAACGCATATCAAGGCTTTGCGAAGCAGAATTATACTATGTTAGATAACCTAAAACTCGGTTATGGTGGTACTGCGAGCGAAATGGCTCGTCTTGTCAACGATTCCGGAGTTTTGAACGGAGAATTTGAAGCGACAGCGCAAAACGTGAAAGATATTCCATTCCATACCTTGATTGAAGCTATCGGAATTGCGCAAGACAGACTTGGAATTACGGGAACAACGGCAAAAGAAGCAAGCGAAACTGTTTCAGGCTCATTCTATGCAATGAAAGCAGCCGCTGAAAACTTCGTAGCCGGTCTTGGACACGATGAAGCAGACATTGCCGGACTAATGGAAGACTTGAAAGACACGGTTTTGACTTTCAAGGATAACGTGGTAAGGGTTCTTTTGACAATCTGGGATAACTTACCACTTGAGCCGTGGCAAAAATGGACTGGTTTGATTGGTACGCTTGCTGGACCAGCACTAATTGCCATTGGTTCAGTTGCTTCGGGTATTGCTAAGATGATTTCAGCTTTTCAAGTGATAGGTAGTGCTGTTTCTAGCCTATCAAGTCTTTTCACAGTCGCAGAGGGCGGAAGTGGTATCTTCAGCGCTATTGCTGGGGCAATCGGAGCAGTAGGTAGTACGGTTCTAATTGTTATCGCAGTTGTAACGGCTTTGATTGCCGTTTTAGTAGGTGTATATAACACTAGTGAAGACTTTAGAAACAAAGTCAATTCAGCGTGGGAAGCGGTTAAAGGCGCAATCACTAGCGCTGTGCAAGAAATTGCTTCATTCGTCAGCGATATCTGGGGCAGTATGACTTCATGGTGGCAAGAAAACCATGAACTGATAGAGCGTGTTGCTACTAAGGTATGGAATCAGATCAAAACGACCGTAGAGAATGTTACAAACTTCCTAGCACCTATCATCGAAGCTACTTGGAATGCTATTGTGGCAACCGTAGGTTCAGCTTGGAATATCATTAAACTCCTTATTGGTGAGAGTTTAGATGCTGTTTTAACTCTTTTCAAGGCTTTTTTGCAGATTCTTGATGGTGACTGGTCAGGTGCTTGGGAAACGCTCAAAGAAGGCGCTGCTAGAAATTTTGAAAATGCCAAACAACTACTTGGCGCTATCTGGGACGGTATTGTCCAGTTCTTCCAATCCGGATTGGATTTCTTGAAAGCTATTTGGGATGCAACTTGGAGTGTTTTAAGCGTTGTAGTGACTCCAATCTGGGATTTTATCAAGAGTGTCATTGATACAGGTATGAACGCTATCAATTTAGTTATTAGTACGACATTGACAACCGTCCAAACGCTTTGGGATACGACTTGGAACGCTATCATGGCATTCATTGAACCAATCTGGACGGCTATTTCCACGATTATAACAAACGCTTTGGCATCTATCTGGACGTATATCCAGTCAGCTATGACCGTTATTAGTACGGTTTTCTCTTCAGTTTGGGAGATTATCAAAGCTACGTTTGCAGCGGTATTACTCACTATCTATGGTCTTGTTACTGGTAACTTTGACTTAGTGAAAGAAGCAATCTCTAATGCTTGGACGATTATTCAAGCACGGACTAGTGAAGCTTGGAACGCTATTACTACATTCTTGTCTGGTATCTGGGAAAGCATCAAATCCTCAGTCATGAGCGCTTGGGAATATATCAAGTCAACTATTTCAAACGCTATTGAATTAACAAAACAGACAATTACGAACGTTTGGAATAATATTGTCTCATATTTGAAAGGTGTTTTGGATAATATCAAATCAAGCATCATGAGTGCTTGGGAAAACGTGAAATCTACTGTTACAAACGCAGTTGAAAATATTAAAAGCGCAGTAGTCAACGGTTGGAATAACCTAGTAAGCACAATCACGGGTGCTGGCCCTCAAATTGTATCATCTGTTTCAAGCAGTTTTAGTAATGCAATTTCAAGTGCTAGCAGTTTTGCAAGTAGTGCTGTAAGCGTTGGTCGCAATCTGATTATGGGATTTGTGAACGGTGTTAGGAATGCCACTGGCGCTCTTATTGATGCCGTTGGTGGCGCTGTTAGAGGCGCTATAAATTGGGCTAAACGTTTACTTGGCGTTCGTTCGCCATCAAGGGTATTTCGCCAGATTGGTGAATACACGGGCGAAGGTTTCACTATCGGTGTTGACGGTCAAGCTGGAGCAGTTATGAAATCAGTCGGTAACATGGCACAAGGGGCGATTGATGCCTTTACTGGTAAAGACCTAGCCGGAACATTGCAAGGCGAATTGAACGCAGTTGACGGACAGTTAGGGCGTTTGACTGGCTATGATACTTCAGTCGATTTTAACGGCGGTACAATCACAGTCGGACAACAATCTGCGGACATCGTTCTTAAAATGGGCAATACAACGTATAGAGCCTTTACAGAAGACATCACTAGCGCTCAAGAAATGGAATTAACATTGGCAAGTTATTAGAAAGGGTAGAAAACCATGTATGGATATTCAAGATTAGAAAAACATAACGACATCGTGGCTTTCGAGCCTAGCGATAACATGAGTATAAACGGAACACCCGTAAACGAGATTGTGGACGGGTATAGACAACTATCCGTATCGGGTAGAGGTTTAGTCGGGCAAGAGGTCAAAACGACCTCTATCGCCGGACGTCGTGGAGTATGGGTTGAAGATATTTCAGAACCTTCAAGGGTGCTTGAAATCAAATACCAGTTAGAAGCCAAAACAAGCGAAGAATTGCGAGAAAAATTCGATAAACTAAACTTGTTTTTACGAACTACAAACAACGATTCAAAAACGCTAGAAATAACTTTCAAGGATGAACCGAATTTCACTTATTACGCAATTTTTAGCGGTGCTGATAGTTTTGAAGAAAATTCAAAAAGCATTGTCAGCCGTTTCTCTTTGCTTGTTCCGGACGGCTACAAGAAATCACAGCTAAAAACTTCTACGGGCATTATCGAATTGACGGGCGCTTTTGAAGTTATGCCTGAAAAAATTGTTGTAACAACCACAAAAACAACAGATACAGTCAGAATCACAAATGGACGACAGACGATTTCATTTACTGGCGCTTATGATGCCAATCAAGATATTACAATCTCGTTTGACACAGATGAAGTAAAAGCCTCATACAAAAACCGTAGTATTTTGAGCGAACTTGATTTATTTAGCGATTTCGAGAATTTCAAGGTCAGAAACCGTGATACCGTTTCAGCGACGAATGCAACAGTTAAAGAAGTGAAGTGGAGGGATGAACGAAGATGATTTATCTGTTTGATAAAAACGAAAATCTAATAAAACTCGTCAAAAAAGATGCGATTAAGTCTGCCCTCCAAAAATTCACTTTAACGACTGAAAAATACGTGTCAGACCGTCTGACAGTTGAAATGAAAGACTTAACAGCGCAAGAATTAGAGCAAGTGGAATACATGGCTATTCAGTCAATCGACGATGCGCACAAATTCCACTTTTTCTATATTGCGCAAAAGATTTCAAATCAAACTTTGACACTTATCGGTGTTCAGTCTGGTATTGAAGAATTGAGAAAGTCGGTAGTCTTAGACAAACGTCCTAAAAATTCACTTGCTAGACCTGTCATTGACGACTTACTACAAGGCACTAACTGGCAAGCACGTTTTGTTAGTGAAACAAGTCAGCGATCAACAAACTTCTACTATATTTCAACATTTGAAGCCTTAAAAAAGGTTTGTCAAGTTTGGAATTTAGAAATGCAGTTTTTTATTGAGATGAACGGAAATAAAATCGGCGCACGATACATTGATTTCAAACAGAAAATCGGTGAAGCTACTGGAAAGCGTGTAGTTTATGGACATAATGCACTTCAAATCTTGCAAGAGGTAGAACGTACAAATCTATTTACTGCTTTAATTGGGCGTGGTAAAGGTGAAGAAGTCAGCGCACCAACGGGCGAAGGCGGACAAGCTGGTTATGGACGTAGAATAACATTTGAAGATATCATCTGGGAGAAAGCAAAAGGCGCACCAGTTGACAAACCAAAAGGGCAGAAATACGTTGAACTGCCCGAAATGACGAAAAAATACGGTATCAAGAACGCAGACGGAACAATGCGAGCCAAAGTTGGCTTTGCAGTCTTTGAACAAGAAGAAGATGCTAACGTTCTAATTCGTCGAACCTACGAGCAGTTAGTCAATGCTGCACGTCCACAGTTGACCTTGAAAACGTCAACGGTTTACTTGAAAAATGTCAACATTGGCGACACTATTCGAGTAGTACGACACGATAAGAAGCTAGACTACGACACCCGTATTTTTGAAATCACGTTTAACCGCTTGAATAACGAATCAAGCGACATTAAATTAGGCGATAGGATTTCAGAAAGTAACGAAGCTAAAATCCAAAATATCGCAAGTCAGAAAGCAGATGAATTGATTTCGTCTAGTTTTAACGGATTGCTTAAAAACTTGCCGGACTTTTTACCAACTCCAAACGGACTTAACCGTAATTGGTACGGTTCAAACGATCCGACAAAAGCACACGCTGGAAAAGTCGGCATTAATGATATATGGTTCAAACCAAACCCCGAACACGAAGGTCAAACAATCATGCTACGCTGGACGGGTGAAGTTTGGGAAGAAGTTATCCGAAGCAATACCGATGAAGAAATCATTGACGAAATCGGCAAGCGTTTTGAAAACCTTAACTTGTCAGGCGTGGACGAAGCCAAAGCCAAAGCAGAAGAAGCCCTGAAAAAAGCTGGCACAAGCGCTGATTTAGTGGAGCAAATAAAAGGGTTAGTTGATACAACAAGACAAAATCTTGATAATTTCAAAAACCAAGCAAACGTTCAATTCATTACTGAAAGTCAGTTTAATTACCAATTATCTTCTGCTCAAACTGAACTGAAAAAGTATGTCAAAGAAGAAACAGACGAGAAGACAAGCGCTATTCGTGAAACCTTATCAAGAGATTATGTCGCTAAAAGCACCTTTACAGAAAATGTCGAGGGTACAAACCAACGTTTTGAAGCACTCAAAAGAGATAATGAAGCTAAGTTAGCAGAATACAAGCAAGGCATTGACGGACGATTTACTAGTATTACAAGTCTAGTCGCTGGCAAAGCAGACCAAATCGAGTTCCAGCGCGTCAAAGAAACAGCTCAACTTTATGAACGTATTTTAGGAAGTTCAGAGAGTGATATTTCGAGAAATGCTTCACGCTTAGTCATGAGCGACCAAGTTTTTCAGACCGAGGTTGGAAAGTATGTAACAGATGATAACAACTTGATTGTCAATTCATTAACTATGTCAACAAACACAATTGTCAATGCTTCAAGACAAGGTGTTGAGGTCTTTGTTAATGATGGAGTATTTTCAATCAAAGCCCAAGGGTTAACAAGTTATAATTTTAGCGGGTTTACACTCCCAATTTATGTGAAGAAAATTTATCGTGGAGAAACCTATACTTTAGGTTTCAAATATCGAATACTTTCAAAACTTGATAGTGTTTTTGCTTTTAACGTCAAAAACCACAAATTGAATAAACTTTTATTAAATGCTGATATTGGAACGCCTAATAGTCAGGTTTCCGAGGAATGGTATGAGTTTCAAAGAACGTTTACTGTCCAGGAAGATTTTGCTTTTGGAGAAGATGAAAGCTATCCATTTTACATTTATCTTGCTAAAAATGGGTGGATTGAGTTTAAGGAACCTATTTTAGTTAGAGGTAGTAGAACAGGGACTTACAAGCCTAGCCAGTTTGATGACGCCTACAAACAGACAAAAGAGGCTAAAGAACTAGCAGAAAATGCTCAAATACAGGCAATTAAAGTGGCCGAAAAGGCTGAGGAGGCAAAAAAAACCTCAGAGGCTACACGGGCACAAATGACACTGTTATCTAACTCATGGTCTGTTAGAACTCTGAACAGCGCTAGTGATGTACTAGGTGCTATTAACCTAAATCCTGACGGCTCAGTTAAAATCAACGAGGGTCTAATCTCAGTCGGAGAAAAAACCTATATAAAAAATGGTGTTATCAAGAGCGGAATGATTGGTAACGCTCAGATTGGTACGGCTCATATCGGAGAAATTGACGCAAGCCAAGCTAGAATTATCAATATTTCATCAAAAAACATTGTCACAGATGGATTGACAGCTAACATTATCAAGGGTGGTAAGCTATCATCATTAAATAGTGCTACCAATTTTGACCTACAGACGGGTTGGATTGAAATGAACAGGGAAGGTGTAGGAGTTGTAAACCATTTTGCAGGCAGACCTATTCAATACCTTGTTTTCGGTGCTGGTGCAATTTCCGATAAACCTGGTTCATATACCGCTCTAATGTCTAATTCAAATGGTAGGATAAACATGGATGATGGCTCTGCTGGTATTCAAATCTGGAATACAAACGACAATACAACAGCCGTCAATTTATATGGTGATGAAATAGCTATGATGTATAATGCTAATGACCCGAAAGGTATTATTTTTGATAATATCAAAAATGAAATTAGAAATGTTGAGACATTGAATATAAATAATACAATATGGATAAAAGGCACAAATCTAGTACAATTATTTGACTTAATAAATAAGAATTTTGAGGGCATTGAAAGACACTTTCAAATTAATAAGCTTGGAAGGCCTGGACGCTATAAAGTATCAATTTAATGTCAGAAAGGTAAACTATGAACACAACAGATAAAGTTATTAACAATTTAGGTATTCAACTAGCTAATAAAACTATCTCAGAGGCTTTTACTCTTACTGAGCGTGATGAGGCGCTTGCTGAATTGCAACAAGTCAAGGCTGAGCGTGATGAGGCGCTTGCTGACTTTAAAAATATCAAGGCAAGTTTTGAAAAAATCAATGAGATTTTACAATCTGATGAACGGCTTAAAAATCTCTATGAAGAAGTTAAAGATAAACAAATTGAGAAAGGATAATATATATGGAATTTAAAGTAATTAGCAAGTATTTGCAAGATGGGAATAGAACATTAGTAGCTATCCGCAAAGAGTCACCTTACACGGCCTTTGACCGTGTATTAACTGGTGACCGTACAAATGAGCCTGATAATGTACTGATTGAGGCTGTACTTGGTTTAGTAGCTACAGAGTTTAACCCTGCTGATGGCGTGAAGAAGCTACAAGAAGACTTGCAAACACAAGCGCAAGAATACGAAGCAAAACTTGAGCAGAAAGATGCTAAGATTGCGGAAGTAAAAGCAGTTGCAGACTGGGCAGTATTGGCTCGTGTTACGGATACAGATAACCCGCTAGATCCAACAGTCTTCAAGCGTGGTCTTGAATTGGTTGACCTCGGTAAAACTGGTAAGACTTATCAACCACAAGAAATCTTCACACTTGAAAATCCGAACCATGTCGAAAAATTCCAAGAAGGTAAACGTGTCATGATTCAAGTTAACGAGCCTTTCACTTATCAAGGACAAACGCTTGAACAACTTGCAGACCTTTATCAAAACGGTAAGCTAGGCGTCTGGAAGTGGACAGAACCAAAACAAGAAAAACCTTCTAGCGAGTTAGACACTCAACCTGTTCAATAGTCATCCGTTTTAGAAAGAGGGTGGTTAGATTGGACTTTCTAACTTTAATAGATAAAATAACGCCCATTTTAGTAGTCATTATCCCTAGCTACTTTTCATTAAAAAGCACACAAAACACTAAAGAGACCGAAAAGAAAATCGGCACTCTTTCAGACAAGATTGAAGACCTTGAGAAATCAACTTTAGAGGTTAAAAAAATTGGAAAAGAAAATAATGATAATCTGACACTAATTGGGAAAGGCTTGCAACGGCTACAACGTTTTCGATTGCAAGAAAATTTTAAAAAAGCAATTAAGCGTGGCTTCACTAATCAGCACGAAATCGAAGAACTTTCTAAACTCTATGAAAGTTACGTCGAATTAGGCGGAAACGGTGCGGTCAAAGTATTGTTTGAAAAATTTCTCAAACTAGAAATTATAGAGGAAAAATGATGAATAAAATTAACTGGAAACTACGTTTACAAAACAAAGTAACGCTTATCGCACTTTTGGGAGCAATCTTTTTGATGTCTCAACAATTCGGATTTGAAATCCCACAAAATATTCAAAATGGCGTGAATACATTTGTTTATATCCTTGTCTTGCTCGGAGTAGTTACTGACCCTACGACTGCTGGCATCACAGATAGTGACAGAGCGCTTGAGTATCACGAACCAAGCGAAGACTAAAAAAGGGAAGCCATAAGGCTTCCTTTTTATTTTGTATGAAAGGGGGCAACCTTTGAAAAAAATCATTAAACGACAAACTGGCGTTTGTGTCAACATCCGAGATAATTCGGATAGAGTGAAAGAAGAATTTTACTCGCACGATAAAAACAACGCATTCATCGAGTTACGCTTGAACAACGTCAACGCTGAAAAAGTTATTGTTTTATTCAAATTCAAAACAACTAATCGGCTTTTGGAAGTTGCGGGAACAGTCGAAAACAACCTTGTATCTATTCCATTTGATACAGCTTTAATCACGACAGATGAAATCGTTGACGGGTTTGTTTACGCTGAGAAAATCGTACAATCGGCAGATATTTTAAAATTCTCTTTTGGTGTGCGTGTGTCAGAAATTGACAAGCATAGCGAATTGCCTATCATTGAGAAAGACACAAAACGCATTGTAGCTTTAACGGATATTGTAACGAAAGCTGAACTAGAAGAAGCGATCAAGAATATTCATGTAGAGGGCGCAACCTATGACGATTCTGAAATCGTACGACGTTTGCAAGTGCTAGAAACGAAACCTGAAATTGATACAAGTGGATTTGCTACAAAGAAAGAGCTAGCAAACAAAGTTGAGCGTACCGAAATAAGCCATATTTCAGCCGATATCGAAGCGTTAAAAACAAAGACGGATAAAGATACCGTTTATGATGATAGCGCCCTTAGAGAGCGTGTAACGGCGTTAGAAAACAAGCAAGATAACGACACAATTTATAATGATGCAGAAATCAAGCAACGTTTGGAAGTTTTAGAACACAAACCAAGCGTAAATACTAGTGAATTAGTTACCAAACAAGAATTGGAAGCTAAAGGCTACTTGACCGAGCATCAGAGCCTAGAAGAATATGCTAAAAAGTCAGAAATCCCGCAACCATACAACGATAGCGAGTTAAAAGGGCGAGTTCAACAACTGGAAAACAAGCCGGCTATTGACACCTCTAACTTTGTAACAAATGACGTTTTAGCTGGCAAAGGGTATCTTACTGAACATCAAAGCTTAGAAGGTTACGCTAAGAAGTCAGAAATCCCACAACCTTATAACGATACTGAAATTAAGCAAAGACTTTCTACTATCGAGCAAAAAGGGCAAGATTATGCTACAAAGGAGCAACTGGCTTCAATTCCTAAAACTCCTCAAAAATTGACCTTGTCTGGGAACACACTCATTCTTTCAGACGGTGGGGGAAGCGTAACGCTTCCAACGTCAACAAGCGGGAATACTGGACAAGTCAACGAGTATGAAATCCACGGTACTGGTATGCCTAATGGAAAGGTTGTAGCACCAGTCGGTACAACCTATGTTGATACTGCGGTTACGAATGGAGCGCTGAAATGGATTAAGCGCTCAGGCGCTGGCAATCAGGGCTGGGAGGTGTTAACTGGAGACACAGGCTGGAGAACTTTAAATATTAAATCTAAACTCGGAAACTCATTCTTGAAAGTTAGACGAAAAAATGATTTAGTTACTTACCAATTTGGCGGTCTTTCGTGGGGTTGGTTCGGCGTCATTCGTAGAGGTGGTGTAGGATACGAGGCACAAGGGAGCGATAAAGAAAGAAACTGTTATATCTTAGGATTGAGTGGAGTCCCTCTAGGTTTCAGGTCTGAGTCTAGCTTGATTGGCAGCATTTACAATGACAAAGGAACGCCTTACGGGACTTGGTATCTCGGAGGCTACGGAGACAGTAACATGCTGAGATTCCAATTTACTGACCCAGTGCCAACAGACCGAGATATCGGGGACATCCGAGTAAGTTCTATCTCATACTTGACTAGTGAGCCTTGGCCGGGCGTTTTACCATAATTTTTAGGAGGAATATAAATGGATATTGATACAAGTAGATACAGAGAAGGACTTCCACAGATTGGGAACGCTCCTTATAGACAAATTCACGCTCACTCAACTGGAAATAAAAACTCAACTGCTCAAAATGAAGCAGACTACCACATGAGAAGACCCGTAGAGTCTGGCTTTTTCTCTCATGTTGTGGGAAACGGTAGAGTCATGCAAGTCGGGCCAGTCAACAATGGTGCTTACGATGTTGGCGGTGGCTGGAATTATGAAACCTATGCAGCAGTTGAACTAATCGAAAGCCATTCAACTGAAGAAGAATTTTTAGAAGATTACCGTCTATATATCGAGTTGCTACGAAATCTAGCAGATGAAGCAGGTCTTCCAAAAACTCTTGACTCAGACGCTTTAGAAGGCATTAAATCGCACGAATACTGTACGAATAACCAGCCTAACAATTTCAGCGACCACGTTGATCCGTATCCTTATTTAGCAAGCTGGGGCATCAGCCGTGAACAATTCAAGCATGACATCGAGAATGGTCTTGAAGTTAAAAAGGGCTGGCAGAAGAACGATAAAGGCTACTGGTATGTTCGTTCAGACGGTTCATATCCTAAAGAGCAGTTTGAACAAATTGACGGAACTTGGTACTACTTTGACGGTTCGGGTTATATGCTCGCAGATAAATGGAAGAAACAACCAGATGGCGCATGGTACTACTTTGACAAGTCTGGCGAAATGGCAACAGGTTGGAAGTTAATCTCTAACAAATGGTACTATTTCAAAGATGATGGTGAAATGGTTACTGGCTGGGTTAAATACTACGATAAGTGGTATTACTTGGATGCAGTCAATGGCGACATGAAATCCGATTGTTTCGTTAAATATAATGATGGTTGGTACTTGCTACTTTCAGATGGTAGAATGGCAGACAAGCCTGAATTTACAGTAGAGCCTGACGGGCTCATTACAGCAAAATAAAAAAATAAAAATAGAAAGAAATTCAAAATTTAATTACACTTAACCGCTGGCGTTTGCTGGCGGTTTTTTTGTTTGTCTGAAAGGTTGGATTTAAAATCCACGCTTTCAAAATGTATTTTAGTCTAACTAATCCTTAT